ACAAACGCCATGCGTGCGCAGTGCTGCCAGTTCATGCCATAGCCGCAAATCTTCGGCTTGCTGATAAGAACCCTAAGCTCTCCATGCGTGAACGCCAGCATGTGCTTTGTCTTGACCTCGGCAGAGTCAGATCCTTGCACGTTGACAGCGCCTGGAATCAATGACGCAAGCATTTCGGCCTCGTCATTCAGGTGTGTCCAGATAAGCCACGGCTCAGACGTATCGGCGTTGACAACATCGGCCAGTGCCTTGCATCGGTTTTCGATGCTGTCACGCTGAGCCTTGCGCCTCTCAAGCATCGTCTGCGCAGGACGGGCGAACAGTTCATCTCCAATCTGCTCAGTTTCTACAACATGCTCAAAATACTCGGGCACGGGCAGAATGTAGCGCGAGCCATCAAACCCCAAATCTGACGGGTTGCGCAGGACAACAGACCAAGTGCCCATCCACTCCCAAAACTTGGAAGCGCCCCATCCCTTCAGTCGCCATGTGCCGGTGTCGCCCGTGTCGTTGACAAAATACGTCGCCAGCATTTCGGTGCGGGTCATCACGCCCAGAAATTCGCACTGGTTGCCCAGCTCGTCGAAATCGTTGGGGCTTGGTGTGGCAGTGCAGCTGAGGCGGTACGGTACGCTCTGACTGGCCTCAATAATCGCCGTGCGGGTCTTTCCATTGTGTGACTTAAGAATGCTGGACTCATCCAAAACAATGCCGTGAAGCTCAGCAAAGTCAATCGCGTCCATGCGCTCGTAGTTAGTGATCCAGACCCCAGGCGCATCAGGCGCTTGACCATGAGGCACTCGCTTGACATCAATGCCAAACGTCTGGCCCTGTTCAATCGTCTGCTCAGACACAGCGAGCGGGGCCAAAATCAGCACGATGCCGCCCGTATGGCTCGCCACCTCGTCAGCCCATGAAAGCTGCATCAGGGTCTTGCCAAGCCCAGTGTCGGCAAAGATAGCGGCCCTACCGCGACGAATGGCCCAAGAAACAATCGCGTGCTGAAAGTCAAACAGGTGTTCGTTGAGGTCGCCAGGCTTGTGCCCGGTTGCAACCTCAGCCCGCCGTTTTGACTTCACAAAATCTTCATATTCCATGTGTTCTCCTTGTTAAGAGCCACGATTTTTATACGGCCAGTCGCTTGCGTCTATTTGTCTTTTTCTATCGCGTTTGTGTTTTTGATAGACTGCCGTTTTTCTTTAGGCCATAGGATCTACTAGGGTGGAGTGAAGTCCATTCCCGCTCCAGCTCTTTGATCTTTTGACAGACAAAGAACCCAAGTGCCCATGAGGGGTTGATTCACTTCTGATTCGCGTCAGTTCCACCGTTTACCGCGAAAAAGGTGCCCGATACCTCAACCAAGTCCGGGTCGGTTGCCCAGGGTGTCCGGGGCCGGTGTTTTCTTCCGCGCAGCCCATGCAGGCTCTTGCTATCGTGCGGAGTACGGTCTAAAAAGCAAAAAACCCTTGGGTTCTTAGCTCTCCACGTTGCGGCGTGTCCCTTTCGGGATAGAGAGCCAAGGCCCAAGGGCTTTGGTATGTCTTGCCGCAACGCTTGACGGTGAAATTATAAACACCTGGCGCGGCAACTTGTCAAACTTTTTTTATCTGCTCTCAAAAAACCCCCGGCCAGCACACGCCAGCCGGGGAAAGTCACGCACAGGACTGGGAGAAACAGCCCCTGTTTGCGTGCGTGATTTAAAGAAGCGCCCGAAGCTGGCGCAGCGCCCATGTCTCAAGCCTTGCCACGCTGATAAGCGCCGTCAAGCCGGTATTGTGAGTGATCCGAAGTCCGCCCGACTCAAAAGTGAGCGTTAGCGCGTTGATGGTGAGCTTGTTCATGCTTTTATTTTGGTTTGCTTGACCTTGCATAGTCTAATTTGTTTTAGCTATCGAAAATCAAAAACGCATAGATATGATTGTTTTGACCGGGCAATTTTGCTGGTTTAAAGTCTCTCCATGCGCTGAACTTCTCGGCGCAACACAGGAGAGAAATCATGAGTATTTGTGTCACGGAGTCGGCAGAATCCCGACGCCTGCTGGATCAGATGTACGCCACCAGTGATCGGCTAGCCGACATGGATGCTGACTTGGCCTACGACTTCACCAAGTCGATTGAGCTGGGCAAACCAGACGCCACCCCAAGCTGGACGGGCACCGGCACCGATTACGACAGGGTTCGCGCAATGGGCCTGTCTTACACCGACGACAACCTGCCACAGCGCCGTTATACGGTTTCTGAGTGCCTGCAAGACGCACTGGACTACTCCAACGGCCCAAGCCTGTCGGATGTTGTAAAGCTGCTGGCCGTGGCGATGCGTAGCACCGATCCTATTGTCTCGCTCGCTGCTAAGCAGTTGGTCGAACGCGCTGCTACCAAGTACGCCGAGATGAATGCGGAGGTGGGCGAGTGATCGTCGTTGCCATAAAGCAACTTCTACACGCAATCAAGCGCTGGCTGTACCGCCGCAAAGTCCGGCATCTTGCCGATCCATTTAAGGAGTAAATCATGAATGTCTACAAAGCAATTAACAAGGTGCAGGCTGCGCTATCGCACACCGGCATTAGCAAGAACCAAACCAACACGCAGGGCAGCGGATACAAGTTTCGCGGCATTGACGATGTTTACAACGCAATCGCCCCACTTCTGGCCGAGCATGGCCTATGCATTTTGCCTCGCGTCTTGTCTCGCCAATGCGAAGAACGGGCCAGCCGATCAGGTGGCGCGCTGTTCTATGTCACCGTCGAAGCTGAGTTTGATTTTGTGTGCGCAGAAGACGGCAGCAAGCATACCGTGAAGACGTTTGGCGAGGCGATGGACAGCGGCGACAAGGCCACCAACAAAGCCATGAGCGCGGCTTACAAGTACGCCGCATTTCAGGCGTTCAGCATCCCAACCGCTGGCGACAACGATGCAGACTCAGCCACGCATGACGTATCAGCCCGCAGTGTGTATGGCGTTAACGACTCTATCAAAGTGATCCAGAGCGCCGGTAGCCTGGAGTCGCTGAACCTCTACTGGAAAGCCGAGGTGGGCAAGTTCGATCCTAAGTCCAGCGAATACAAGATGCTCAAGAACGCCGCAGCCGAGCACAAGGCTTCACTGCAAGAGGTGGCAGCATGATCGCGCAGGGCAGCGAAGCCTGGTTCCTGCAACGCCTGGGCAAAGCCACGGCCAGCCGCATTGCCGATGTGATCGCCAAGACGAAAAGCGGTTACTCAACCAGCCGCGAGAACTACCGGGTGGAACTGGCCCTGGAACGCATCACAGGCCAGCGCCAGGAGTCCTACACGAACGGCGCGATGCAGTGGGGCACCGACACTGAGCCACTCGCCAGGGCCGCATACGAGGCCCACACCGGGCACATCGTGGATGAAGTGCCGATGCTGCCTCACCCGACGATTGCCATGTCTGGAGCCTCGCCTGATGGCCTGGTGGACAAAGACGGGCAGATTGAGGTGAAGTGCCCCAACTCAGCGACACACGCCAAGACGCTGCTGGCGAAAAAGCCAGACGGCAAATACATCACGCAGATGCAGTGGCAAATGGCCTGCACAGGCCGCAAGTGGTGCGACTTTGTGAGCTTCGATCCCAGGTTTCCCGAGCACCTTCAACTGTGCGTGATTCGCGTGGAGCGCGACGACGAAATGATTGCCAGCCTGGAGCAAGAAGTGACTTCTTTTCTTGCCGAGGTGGCGCAGATGGTTCAGCAACTTAACTCAATGGAAACAGCATGACTCAATACGACAACAACCTGACCGGCATCATCAGCAAAAACGAGCGCAAGACCGACGACAAGCACCCCGACATTAAGGGTCAGTGCGAGATTGACGGGGTTCAGTACTGGATGGACGGCTGGCAGAAAACCCGCAACAGCGATGGCGGGAAATTTTACAGCTTGCGGTTTAAACGCAAGGACGCAGCCGCACCACCAGCCCCTCGCCAAGCGCCTCGCCAAGCACCTCCCGCATCGACGCAGGGCAGTGGGTTTGATGACATGGATAACGACGTGCCTTTTTGATTGCAACACATGACAAACAAAACAAAAAGCCGATACATGACGATGCGACTTCCAGCAGATGTAGAAGCGCAGCTCCGAGAGAATGCGGGCATCAACACCCGCACTCTGGCCGATCAGATACTGCACTACGTCAAAGCAGGGATTGCTTTTGAAGATTCACAGCGCACGACGCTGGCCCAGCAAATTAAATATGGCGGTACAGAATGAACGATCCATCACCAGAATTTCGACTCCAGCAGATCAAGACCAGGCGGCTTGAGATCGCCGCCACCCTCGCGGAGTGGAA